GCCTACACCGACATGATGCTGTACAAGCTCAACGTCTGATTCGACATCGATTCGAAGATTCTACCCATACCGTTATAAGGGCGTTCGAATGCTGTTATAATACCGCATATCTATCATAATACCAATACCTTACAGGGAATAAGTAACCCCGATGTCTACCAGCCTGATGTCGGGGTTGATTGTAAAATGTTGTTAACTACGCATATATTTTTATTTCGTTATTTTGTATATACAATAAAAATATATACCTTTGTAGTGTAATCAAAAAGGAAACGATAACATAAAAAGATAAAGCCATGTTACAGAAAGGTAGTGAACAATATAGAGCTGCACAGAAGTTGGCCAACGAGTTACAACAGATTGCGAATTATGAGCGTTGGAACAACAACAACTCGTATAAATTGCATTTCGACCCGTTCTATCGGTTTTTAAACGAAATAATCAAGTTGAATGTGTTTGCCTCCAATGTGGCCAAAACGATAGATGACCGTTGCGAATGCTATGGTTTTAAAATTGCCAATGTGTCGAGCAAACAAGCGTGGGTATTAGCCTGCGCAGCTATCGAGAATAATATAGACTTCGAGGAGTGCTACACCCCCGTATGGTCCAGATGATTATAAATAAAATTACTTATATATGGAAACAAAAAGAACAATGGTATTATCATTTCATGTTTGCCGAGGTGGCAGATTCTTTAACCCCGGTCATATTGAATTTGTCGGAGAAGAAACATTCTCAGATGTGTGTAGCATGTTGTCAGATCGCTTGTTCACGAAAGACAGGGACGAGCATGGGAGGTTCTGCAAACCCTATATTGCAGACGAAGTGGGCACTGTCGTTAGTGAGGACGACGAGAACGGAAGAACAGGAGAGATAGACTTCGATGGTGATTATGACAGATATTATACTATCGAGATAGAGGATATAGACGACCTCAGTGACTCGGAATTGGAAGCCATAAGGGAGTATAAAGGGTATATAAGCGAAGATCTTGAACATCTTGTTAAAGTCGATGACGACGAGGAAAACGAGGAGGACGAAGAATGAAAAGGGAATTTCCATTATTCATTGTAGACCATAACCGGGCGCACAAGTTCGGAGAAGTCGACTTCATATACTGTTCCGACATAGACAATGGCTTTATAGCCATTGTCGAGTATATCGACGGCATTATCGAGGAAGTCGGAGAGGATTACCGCATAGAGCCTGGATTGTCAGGATCTAATATTTCCGCAAAGATAAGCATTAAGCGTATTACAGGTAAAAATCCTGATAAAACTAAGATACGAGGCCTTTTAAAACAGGCTATGAAGTATTATACATCGCTATCGACATTCTCGGCAGACATCGGGAATATTACGGTGCGACAAATGGTGTTGTTCATTGATACGCTGATTTTAGACGGTCGTAAGAATGCGATTGCGGCCGGTAGTGATTACAATTATAGGAATACGGTATTAACATCTATCGCATTTTTAGAGGCGATAAAAAAAGAATTAATTGGGGTATGACATTAGACGATATAGCAAAAACATTAGTGGAAATCAGAACGCGCAAAGGCTTTTCTCAATATAAAATTTGGCAAAATGGAATCAACATGGGCAGCGTCAGGGCGATAGAGAGTGGAAAAAATGTAAATATCGAGAATCTGCTGAGGTATTGTGAGATAGTCGGTGCCGAAGTTATTGTAAAAGAAAAAGAGGAGCATTAGCCCCTCTTTTTTTTGTTATCAAATCCCTCAATTCATAGTGTTATAATGGCGTTCGAATGCCGTTTGTTGGGTGTTGTGCGCTTGTCTGTTATTGGACGCTTCGTTTTTCTCGAATCGGCGATTTCTAGACGCTTCGTTTGGGATTTTTCGGAAATTTGGATTTGCGGATTATATATTTGCTTTTTGCAATAGACCCGGTAACATTATATTAGATTCTATACTTCCCAATTACAGGAGGTACTGCGAACTGATAGACTTATTCTCGTAGACCCGACGAATAGTATCGGCAAACAAGTCAGCGATACTGAGGATATGTACCTTATCGCATTTTTTGGTGTAAGGAATACTATCCGTGAAAATCAATTCGGTCATAGAAGAGTTTTGAACCCGTTCGCTGGCAGGGTCGCTCATCACGGCATGAGAAGCTATGGCACGTACCGAAAGAGCTCCTCTGCTCATCATTAAATCGGCTGCTTTGGTTATCGTCCCGGCCGTATCGACCATATCGTCTACCAAAATGACATTCTTTCCTTCTACATCTCCTATCACTGTCATGCTTTCTACCACATTGGCCTTAGCCCGTTGTTTATGGCATAAAACCAAAGGTACACCCAAGTATTTGGCATAAGTACTGGCTCGTTTGGAACCACCCACATCGGGGGTAGCAACCACCATATCTTTCAATTTCAAAGACTGAATATAGGGAATAAATACAGACGAAGCATACAAGTGGTCTACCGGAACATCGAAGAAACCTTGTATTTGATCGGCATGCAAATCCATCGTTATAAGGCGATTGATACCTGCAACGCTCAATATATCGGCCAACAATTTCGCAGCAATGGAAACACGTGGCTTATCCTTGCGATCTTGGCGAGCCCACCCGAAATAAGGAACAACAGCTACAATAGACTTGGCAGAAGCTCGTTTGGCAGCATCGATCATTAATAACAATTCCATCAGATTGTCGGAATTGGGAAATGTCGATTGCACTAAATAGACTTGACAACCACGGATCGACTCTTCGAAAGAAACGGCAAATTCTCCATCGGCAAAATGCTGAATGTTCATTTGACCTAACTCACAACCCAGACTATTACAAATTTTCTCAGCGAGATACCTTGAATTGGTTCCCGAAAATACCTTGAAAGGAGGTGTTTGACTCATGATTTTTGTGTGTAAAACAGAGATTATTAATTGTACGGCAAAGGTACAATTTCTATTTCAAAATTTTCCTGTACTTTTTTATTTTTTCTGTATCTCTTTGGAAAAATTTTTTAACTCTATTTTCCAAACCGCAGCTCCATACCCCGAAAGGGCGCAAGCAAACGGTATTTCGGGACTCAACTCCTTCATCTCTTTATCTCCTCCAATCAGTTCTAATGCCTCGTATTTACCCGGAACTATTTTCATCGTTTCGAATGCATGATCGGGGATATTGATCTTCACATTCGCCTGCCGGTCATCGAAATTAACAACAATAACTAATAACTCATTTCCATATTTACGAAGGAATGCATATTGCCGATGCGGATTAAAACATGGATTTTCCCCATTGACATACATCAAATCAAAGAAATCGCCATGAACAACAGCTGATTCCAAACGACTAATATTAAGAACCGTTTTATACAAATTTCGTAGTTTTTTCTGCTTTGCTGACAATTTAGATACCGAGCAACGCCCGCTATCGTACCACTGTCTAACCGTGGGCACACTCCAATAGTCGAATATCGTCGTACGACCATCTTTTCCACTGAATCCCTCGGCATCCTCTGCACGCTCACCCAATTCCTGTCCGAAGTATATCATCATAGGTCCTGTATTCATCATCGACGAAACGACCAATGCAGGGAGGACTTTATCGGCATCACCGGCAAACTGGTCGGAAG